CTATAACCTACGATTTTTGTCAAGACTAAAGCCTCTTTACCTGTCATATTTTGGGCAAATTTAATACCCATAAAAAATAGAACAAAAAGTAGTATAAATGCTAAAATTACCTTAATCATGTTTATTTTCCTTTGTTAATTCGCATACCAACATAAAATGTTCGTATGCACTTTTGACAGATGGGTTTGTCAGTAGTTTGTCAGCCTCTTCCATCATAGCCTTCATTCCCGCCTCCGCACAATCATGGGCACTAAGTCCGTATAGTGTGCATAATTCATCACCCATTTCTTTAGAAAACTTTTTCCAAGCCTTCCTTTGTGCTTCTGTAATAGGTGTATTCTTTGGCCGTAGTTCTGCGGCTTTGCTGATAGCACGACAGATAGCATCTTCTGCTACTCTACCTGCGGCAATCATTGCGGCATGGTTAGGATCAATGTTATAGCGCCGGCTTTGTCCGCCTGGGTAACACATAACCAAGTGAGTACCTCGAGAAAAACTGTCTAAGTACTCACTATCATACTCAGAAACAGGGACATATTTTCTCCCAATCTTTTCATAGTAAATTTTCTTCATAATTGAAACTTTTTCAAATAGTTTTTAGCAATATTAACATCATCATCTAGTGCGTGTTCAAACATTTCTATCATCAATAAATTTTGTAACTCTTGTGCCATTACAGCATCTTCATGAGTTAGATTATCAATCCAATCTTGATAGTCTTGATAAGATTCAATAGCCCACATCATGTCAAGCATTTGAACTTGTTCAGCACTAAGACCATCAATTCTAATTTCTTTATCATTCATGTTAATCTCCTACTACTTTTAGAATAGTTCTTTAGTCAAATCATTCATGTACGTGCCCTTGATAAGGTGTATTAAGCCATGCAGTATAAGAATCAGCCTGTTGAGAAATTTTTGTAAGTTCATATTTGCCACAGAATTTCATTAGATGGATGCCAACTTGGGGAGTAGTTACTACTCGCACTGAGTCTTTAATACGTTGGTCACATGCTTCTTTAATATTTTCGGGTTGTGCTTTCAAATCAATCAGCATTTTGTTACGTTGATAACAATCACGCACACATTGTTCAATGTCATTATGATCTACCCACTTCTGCAACATGAAGTTATTCCAATTGAAACCTTGCTTGTCACGGTCCTCAAATGCTTCACGAATACCCACACGATTTTTACTACCTTTTTCGGGAGCACGGGGATATGCTGTGAATACGTTGTCTCCCGCATCACCTCTGACAATTTTCTTAAACAATAAGTATTCAGGATCCTCAAGTAGTTTAGGGTTCTTTTCTTTGTCTAGTACTGGCTTACCATTCTCTTTAAAGTAGCCATTGAGTGTGATAAGTTCTCCTGCGACACCATTATATTGGTGCACCGTGTCAGTGATAAGTTGAACATAATCAGTGTCAGTAGAAATAATGTAGTGCGTATCATTTGGATGCAAGTAAATGAATCGGGCAATCAAGTCGTCAGCTTCTGCTGTCTCGTGACGCAAAACGCTAACGTTAGTTTTCTCTTTAAGAAACGTAGTGAACTTTTCATACGTGTCCCAAAACATTTCCGATTCTTCTTTCTCAGCCTCAGTGATAGACATTGCATCTACAATGCGATTCTTTTTATAAGGTTCGTATACGTCTTTGCGCCAGCTTCTACCCTCCAAGCAAAACACAACGTGGTCAATTCCATAACGTCGGACAGCTTGATTGACTGATGCAAGTGTAAGATGAAGGGCCATGCCGATTTTTTCCCACGTATCTGCATTTCGTGATGCAACGTGACGGGCACGGAAGAATGTGTTAGCTGTGTCAATGAGTGCGTATTTCATGATGCAAGTATACTACTATTTTGATTTATTGTCAAATTTTTCTGATTCATACAAAAGTTTTATTCTTTCTTTGAAAGTATCCATACTCATGTCAGACTTCATAGCGTTTACCCACCAGGCAACGAACCAGACATTTTGTGGTGTATACCCGTTGTTGCTGTTGATTCTGTCAAGTGAGCACTTATTGGGTAGAGGTTTGTCCGTACCCAATTGCAACTCTAAGGTAACGCCAGAGATAGCACACTTTCCATTTTGCTTCTCGTACAATTTAATTAAAAAATTGACGAGTTCTTCTTTGTTTTCATTGCCTTCCCATTTCTTACTAACGTTAATGTCTCTTTCTTTTTTTGACCTATTTAACTTTACTGCCATACCATGCCAGAATAGGTTTGGGTCAGAATTTACTTTGTTCTTTTGATACTCTGACACATCCATCCATCTATATCGCAAGACTTGTAGTAGTTTTTGATGTAAGTTTAGATCATGCACCCTAATCTCAGCTAGTTGGAGAACCGGGCCTTCTATACCTTTTTCAACAAGATGCGATAGTAACACTTGTCTTTTTCTTCCAGGCGATCCCCACTTGTGATGAAGTGCTTCGTATTTTAGATATTCTTCTTTTGTGAAGGATTCGACTAACTCACTGTGATTTTCTAATACCGTTCTTGTTGTCCTTCTAGATCGTACCAATCTTGCGGATTTACGTTGTAATTGTTTCTTAACAGGTTGTGATATTTTTTTTGATCCTAGTTTAGCCATCAACTAACCTCTGTTCTACCATCACCTAGATCCTTTGTCCTAACAACCCGCATATCCCTGTTGTCAGGATCTGCTTGCTGTTGTTCATAGATTTCTAGTGCGATGTTGCGACAAACTGACTGAAACCAACGATCTACCATGACTTGGTCAGTGTCGCTATCTTTTTGTTTGTATCCTGCACGAATTAAGTTCAGAATAAACTTGTCATTCCAATCTAGTTCAAACGCGCCATTGTTGATATTAGTAGGGTCAATGTCAACGTTTAGAATAGACACGTAGGGTTCGCCAGCGGCAGTAGCTTTTTCCTTAGCTGAAAGTGCAGGTTCAACCTTCTTTTCTTTAGGCTTACGCACCTTACGTTCTTTTTTAGGTTCTTCAACCTTTATCGGTTCTGGCTTCTTGCCAAATAATTTATCAAATAATCCCATATTAGTCCTCTTTTATTTCCATCCATGTATGATCGCCCATGTATTTAACTTGAGTGATATACTCATAAGATTCTGGTACACCGGTTGACCAATCATTGGGGCCAGTGTGTACTAGCAATGTCTTTTCTTTTCTCTTTTCCCAGACTAGCCAATACATGTTCCCCATTACAATTTGAAATTGATATTCTGCGGCATGCACTGCATCTGTTACGTCTAGTCTACGTTTAATATCCAGTGCTTGTTTTTGCAACACATTCACAAGCTCCATGATACGATCATATTCTTGCTGGGCATACATCCTAGCATGATTAATCATAATATCTTTTTGCTTAGTAACAGGAATCAAGTCAAACTTTGGACCTCCTGCTTCGGTAGGATACTCACTCACATTCCTGTTAAAGAAGTGAATTAAGTTTCCAGTGCTAGTACTATCGTAGCTATGCACACCGTTAGCAGAATTATTATCGTTTGGCATGTTCAAGTAGTTTGAAGCTTGCTAAGTTTTTACCCTTAGACTCACACATGATATCAAACTTATCATGGAATGTCAATGCCCAATCGTTCACTGCATCATTCCAGAAGTAGTCACTGTGCGCCCGCAACTTCTGCTTGTTATGTCCGCTTTCAATTAGCGCACCATGATCGGGTAATCGTGTAGTGGAATGTGATGTGAGTACATCTTCGCGGCTAACACTGTAATGCATAGTAGGGCGAACACCGCGCCAACTATCAATAACCTGTTTAACAAGATCGTCATTATGGGAAATATAACTTCCCTCACGAATCCAATTATGGTGAATGTCCATGACCGTAGGTACGAGGTCAGATAATGATAAGCAGTCAGATAGTCCATGTGTATATTCTTCATTCTCTAGTGTAAGTGTGTTTCGGGCTTCGGGTGACAAACGATTGTATACATCACGAATGCCCTGTGGACCTTTGCGACCACTGATGTGTACATTAACTTTAAAGTCTTGAAAACTTTTGCCATAGCCCATCCAACGAACCATGTCACAATGATATTCAAATTCTTCAATACTCTTATTTACTACTTCTTCACGGTCGCTTGCTAAAACTACGAATTGGTCAGGGTGAAAACTAAGACGAACATCATTAGCACGTGCAGTTTCACCGATCGGAGCGAACCAACGAGCCAGGCTGTTTTGCACATCAGTTGAATGCCAGAAATCTTTGTACTCATCCATAGTATAGAAACTAAGCATGTCGCTAGTAAGACGCAACATACGCAATTCGGGTGCTAGTGTAGCGACTTTTTTAACTAGTGCATGTGTATTAAGAATATTACGTTTAGCAACATCCATAATCTTTTCTTCTACAACATCACGCTTGTTACGCTTTGCCCAAGCATGAGTTGTGCCACCTGTGTTAAGGCCTTCAACAGACGTAATCTCGCCTTTCTTGTTAATTTCAGCAAATTTACAAGCGAAACCGATACGTTTGACTGACTGATTTGTGTGCATAGATAGACCAAAATGATAAATAATAGATACAGTGTAGCATACCTACGCAATAAAGTCAACTATTTACGGAAAAAACATGAGAGCATCAGAAATTATCAACGAAGATTGGCAAAAAGTCAACAAAAAGGACAAGACTGACGGAATGAGTTCCAAAGCAGTTAAAGCCTATCGTAGAGAGAATCCAGGATCTAAACTAAAGACCGCTGTTACTACAAAGCCAAGTAAGTTAAAAAAGGGTAGTAAGAGTGCTAAACGCCGTAAATCATTCTGTGCTAGAATGAGTGGTATGAAGAAAGCACATGCAAGTGCTAAGACTAAAAGAGATCCGGATAGCCCAATCAACAAAGCACTACGCAGATGGAACTGCGAGAGTGTAGAACAGATGCAAGAATTAGTAATGATTGCCGAACAAAAAATTAGGAATATGAAATGAAAATCAGACATTTAATGGAAGGCGCTGAGCCAAAGATGCCCGGAGCACCTGGTGGTATCCAAATTATGACACCTCAGCAATTCGTTGCTAAAGCTGGCGACATGCCCGGTGAAGAATCAGAAGAAGGTGTGGCGGAGGTTAGTGATGCTACGCTAACCAGTTATCTAACAAAATTAGATAAAGATAATCTTAAACACAGAATGGATCCCACAAAACGCAGTGACACAAAACGCATGAAAAGTGGTCCTAATTTTGTTAAAGCGTTTACCAAATTGGATAATAGAAAGCAAGGTGTGGCGGAAGGCTCCGATTCCAATCTATCATATCAAGGTAATTGTACAGAAGATGATGTTATTGAACATATTTTTGGTGATGTTAATAACTTTGCTAACATGGTCGAAGAACACGGTGACGAATTTACTGTCGGTGATTTAGTTGTCAAGTATGATCCGGAAACAGATGTTCATAGTTTCTACTATAAGAAGCAAGGTGTGGCGGAAGGTGTTCCAGCCCGCGGCGAAATTAAACCTAATCCACATCTATCTACACCAGACAAAAAGCACAGCGTAATTGTCACTGTATCAAAAGACGGCAACAAAGAACGAAGAAGATTTAATGCAACTCATAACCTTGGCAAAGAGGAAACTAGCCGCAGGGCACTGGCGCACTATACTAATAAAGGTTATAAAGTTCACGACTTTGACCACGAGCAAGGTGTGGCGGAAGATAACTTAAATGAATTAGATATGTTTGCACCAGTGACCACTTATGTTAGATTGGCCAATGGCACATACGTTGCCGCCAGCTGGCGCCGCAATCAAAATTTATCTACTGCGAGTAATTCAGCATCATTTATTGATATAAAACCAGTGGCTCCTGCA